CCACCGGCCTGAATGGTGCATTCCGCCAGGCTACCAACACTCAATCTGTCAGCGAAATGCCGGAGTAAATAATGGCTAAAGATGGAAAGCATGTGATCCACGCGGGCGGCGTATTCCCTAATCCGCTACTCAACCGTGAAGGCGGCGCTGCCGCGTCAACTCTGCCGGGCACCGTGGGCTTCTTCAGCAACGCTGACAAGTTCACCGCGTCGGTAGCCGGTGCTGAAAGCGCTATCAAGTACGTGGCCAACAAAGACTACCTGCGCTGCCTTGGCGTTGACGATGCTATCGCGGCTAATGAGCTGGTGATCGGTATTCACCCTCTGCCCGGTATGTTCCTCAACGTGCGCGCGGCGGCAGGCACCTACACCAAAGGCCAGCCAGTTGCTGTCGCCAACGGTCGCGTTACCGCTGTCACTGCGGATGCCGCGGTTTTCGCTTATGTCGAAGAAGATAAAGCAGTCACTGCGGTGGCCGGCGATCTGATTCGCGTTGTGTTCAATTAAGGAGCACTGAATGTTTGTATTCTCGAAGTCTATCGGCGAAAAGACCGGTAATTTAGCAATTAACCAGGCTCAGTGGCGCGCCCTGGAAGCTGAGCGCAATGCCAGTGCGCAAGCCGCAGCTGATTTCCTTGCGCGTACACAATTCCGTGGTGACGCAGAAGATACGCCGTACCTTGATGCGGTTAACGCTGTTGACGATATCCGCCGCTTGTACCGCGCTTTCGATACAACGGTGCTGCTGCAGTTTGAACCGAGTACCGAGTTCACTCTGCTCAACGACCTGATGCCGCTGTCTCGATCAGTACGCATTGAACAGTCCCGCTATGACTACGCCCGAACCGGCGGTCGCGGCTGGGCACACACATCCATGTCTGGTCAGGTTGGCGCAGCGCTTGATGCCCGCAGCTACACCTTCGATGGCACCATGGTTCCTATCCATGATTCTGGCTTCAAGTTCGAATGGCGCGACCCGATCTTCAACAGCCCGTCAGCTCTTCAGTCTCAGGCTGATGCGCAGCGCGGATCGGTTGAAGATGTGCAACGTAAGTACGTCGATTACATCTTCAACGGCTTCCGCGATAAAGCGGGTAACTTTGCTGTGTTTGACGGCCTGACCTGGAAAGGTCTGAAAGATGATGAGCGTGTGGCGCAGATTGACCTGGGCGCTTCCGGTCTGAACATCGACTTCACGTCACCGACTGCAACCTCTCAGCAGAACCGCGCTGGCGCAATCGCGCTACGTGACCAGATGCGCCGCATCAACAGCCAGTATGCAAATCAGACCTGGTATGTGTCTGGCGAAATCATCTCCAACTGGGAGCGCTTCTTCTCCGATAACTACCAGTCCGGCACCGTGATGGATGAAATCCTGAAGCTGACCGGCGTGGCGTCGATCAAAGAAGACAGCCAGTTGTCTGGTAACGAAATCGTCATTGTGCCGCTTGGCGCAGGCGTTATCGCTCCGATCGTCGGCCAGGCTATCGGAACCGTTGCATCTCCTCGCCCGGAATACAACAGCGACTACATCTGGCGCACCTGGGGCGCAATGGGGTTGATGGTCAAGCAGGACATCAACAACAAATATTCCGTCATTCACGCATCGAGCTAAGGATAAATCATGGCACTGGTAGAAATCGTGGCAACCAACCTGCACGCCGGTGCCGACCTCCGCAAACTGGAGGTTGGTTCGGTAGTAGATGTTGACGACGCAACAGCGGAACGCTGGTTACAGACCGGCAAGGCGAAGAAGACTGACCAGAAGAAAGGCGAAAAGCTTTCCTTCGAAGTGGCTACACCGTCCGCGCCGACTGCTGCTCTGACTGGACTGCAAAAGCAACACTCCGCAGCGCTGGCGCAGATCGACAAGCTGACCGCTGATGCTGAAGCGAAAGATAAATCGCACGCCGACGCGCTGGCAGCTGAAAAAAAACGCGCTGAAGAAGCAGAAGCCGCGCTGGAAGAACTGAAGAAGAAGGTGAAATAACAATGGCGACCCCAGTTACGGCTGACGACGTGAAAGGCTTCCTCTCCGAATTGGGGTTTGCCATCCCTGACGCTTTGCTTACTCCAATCCTCTGCGTGGTAAACAAAATCATCCCTTGCCTTGAAGGTGCGGATTATGACGAGTGCACTGCGCAGCTCATTCTTATCTACGCTGCGGCGCTGATGGCTACTTCATCCGGCGCGCGACGTATCAAATCGCAGTCAGCGCCATCTGGTGCGTCACGTTCATTTGAGTATGGCGACGACGGTGTGACATGGCTGCGTGACACGCTATCCCGGCTCGATACCAGCGGCTGCACCGGCGAGTTGCCGATCAGTGCCGGTAATAGCGTCGGGTTCTTCGATGTTGTTGGGGGCTGCTGATGGGCTGGGTACCTGTTGAGGTAAAACTGCCGGCGACATTCACTCGCGTATGGGTGAAGACCGACACCGGGCGGGAGACCACCGGCCACGTCAAATCTGACGGTCAGTGGTTCATCAACTGCGCGAGCATACGGGCTACTGGCGCGAAGGTGCTCAAGTGGAAGGAGTAGAGCATGTCATCCGCAGCAAACTGGAGCTATACCGGCACGGCTACCATCTGGCGCAAGCTGGAAGGCAATGACGAATTCGGCGATCCGCTTGGCTATGCCGAGCCTGAGCAAATCCTCTGTGACTATGAGGGTGGGCTATCAAAGCGACTGGCGAGTCTTGGTGTTGAGCTCGTCGTTAAAAACACATTCTGGACTGAGTTCGCGCTGGCAGCAGCTGGTGATTACCTGCTGATTGGCATGTCGACAGAGGCCGACCCGGTTGTGGCTGGCGCTGATGAAGTGCGGCAAGTTATCCGCTATGCCGACACGTTCGAGCGCCAGGCAGATGATTACGCCATCCTGACTGGAGTTTAGCTATGGGTGTCAAAGTTAAGGGCGTGAGTCAGGCCGTCAAAACCATTAATCGCATAGCGAACACGATAGATGGCAAGAAGGCTCTGCGTGCTGTTTATTCGGCGCTGTACATCGTAGGTGCTGAGTCTGCAACTATGGTGCCGATCGATACAAGCACGCTACTCAATTCTCAGTTCCGCGATGTTAACGTAAATGGCACCCGTATCACGGGCAAGGTTGGATACTCAGCGAAATATGCCGCTTCAGTACATGAGGCGCCCGGTAAACACCTCGGTAAGAAAACGCCGCGCCCAGTTGATAAAGGCCAGGCACCCGGTTCGAGAGGGAACATATGGGACAGGACCGGCGAACCTGAGTTTCTGAAGAAAGCTGGTGAACGAACAACTATTCAGGTCGATACCGTCGTTAAAAAGGAAATGTCACTATGACGCCTTTAATGTTCCAGCGCGTTAGTGACTTGTTCGTCGATGCCGGGCTCACCACGGGATTTAAAGTTCAGCAGTTGATGTACGACGATCCTGGTAGTTTATCGACGGCTGTCATTGTTTTCCGTCCCGACGGTGGCTCTGCAATTCGTAATGAACTCGGTTCAATTTACTACGTAATGGTGGATGTTGTCGGCGCGAAGGATAAGCGGAAAGAAGCCCTGAATGCTGTCCAGCGCATTATTGAGTATGTTCAGGAAAACCCGATCAGCCACCCTTGCGTTGGTCATATTGAAAATATTGGCGGCATACCGCCACCGCAACTAACGGAAGAGGGGAGGATCGTTTTTCGTCTTTCCTTCGCTTGCCTCTACGGGGAGTAAGCAAAAACACCAGGCTGCCATCAGGCGGCCTTTTTTATTTATTGAGAGGAGTTTCCCCATGGCAGCAAATTGCCCTACGGACAACACAAAGCTTTTTGGCCGCGCAATTGTCCTTGAAGTGGCTGATGGTTGTGCCGACACGCTTCCTTCCGAATCCGAGTGGAAATCGCTTGCGGCCGGTACCAGTAAAGGTTTCGACTTTTCGCCGAACAGCGTGACATCCGATGCGGATGATACCAAGGGTTACGTCGAAAACATCGTCACCAACGCAGACTTCACCATTTCGTTTGAGGGTGAAGTGCGCCGCAATGACAAGCTGGATCAGTATGGTGTAGGTCGCCTTATTAAGTACTTTAACACCGAGATTCAGGCCACTCGTCAGCCGACGCTGTGGGTGCGCATGGAATTCGGCCCGGTAACTTTCATCGGCTACATGCTGATCAACGCTCTGAGCTCAGACGGGGGCACTAACGACATCATCACTTTCTCCACTGAGTTCAAAGTGGCGGATGCCGACACCATCCAGGTAATTGATACCGATGAAACGGTACCAGCAACTGGCGTAACGGTAACTCCTGCGACCACGTCGCTGGTTGTCGGTGCAACTCGCCAGCTGACTGGTGCAGTTCAGCCGTCTGATGCTACGGATAAATCGGGAATCTGGACAACCTCTGATGCTACCAAGGCAACTGTGAGCTCTACAGGACTTGTCACAGCGGTCGCCGCTGGCTCTGCCTCCATCACGTTTAAATCCAATGATGGCAACTTTACCGGCACCTGCGCTGTTACGGTCACAGCTTCGTAACCATTCCAAAGGGCTGGCTACCAGCCCTTGATAATGCTTATGGAGGAATTATGAAATCACGGCCGCCATTGAAAGAAATAGGCGAGATGCTTATCGATGCCGAAGGAAAAGAATACTTTTTCAGGCCATCACTCATAAACATGACGCGCATAGGCGATCCGTCAGAAATCGTCACCGCGTTTTATGACCTGCATCACGACGAAGTAGCGGCGCTTATTCAGTCTGCACACCAGGCATTTGGGCTGATCCCTTCTTGGCTGATTGAGCATATCAAATCCAGCAGTTATGGAAGAAAAGCGCTGATGGCAGCGATGGAGGTTATGACCGCATGTTGTGATGAGGATGTAACGCCGCTGATTGGGGAGATGCGCCAGGCCAAAGCGTCAGGCAAGGCATTTAAAATGAAGAGCGGCGCGATGGACGCGTTCGAAATAATCGTCATCGCCCAGTCTCTTATTAGCCACGGGGTTATCGGCAAGGCAAAGGTGAGAAAGCTCCAGCGACATGAAAATAATCAGGCCACATCCGAATTTAATGCTTTCGAGTATATCAGCGCTGCGCGCAACCACTTTAGCATGAGCCGGGCGGAGGCAGAGCAACTCACCATTACTGAGTTTCAGCTCCTGATTTCAGCAAAATATCCCGATCAGAAAGGTTTCACTAAAGAAGAATATGAAGCTGTCACCGACGATTATCTTGCCAAGAAAGCGCGGAGACTGGAGAAAGAAAAGCACAAAAAAACCTAAGCTCATGGAATCTATTATTAGGAAAAGAAAAAATTATGAGTTTGAATCACTGGTATCTAGTTAGTCTTTTATATAGATAGCGAATTGATAAAACTCACATCCTGCTTGGTCACCAGCTTTCAATTAATTAAACCGATATAACTGTGGGTTTCACGATTTTGTCGATTGAGATCAACAAATCAACGTTTTCCGTTGCGCGTGTGTCATAGATGGGTAGGATGATTGTACTGATGGCCCAATAGAGTATTCATTGTCAGATTTTAATGGGGAATGTCGTCAGGCAATCATCTTATAAGTTGAGGGATGGCTAAATGAGTAAATTTATAATTATCTTTTCGCTATTGGTATCTTGGCATGTCAGCGCAGAAACAGAAATGGTGAAAAATTTAAAAAATGCCCCGGAAAATCTTTGTATGGGGCATCCAAAGCATCAGCAATGTCTAGCGCTTGCAAAAAAAATGATAATTGCCATTGAGAGTGTGTCTACAACAGGTACCTTATGTCAAATGAACAAGTCAGAATTGGATGCAGAGCAGAGACAACAATGCGATGAATTTGTTGAAGTTATCAATTACATCGAATCAATGAGCAAAGAATGACCACCAGATAATGTTTTTAGTACACTTCTTTTCTGTACCTCGCTCCGGCGGGGTTTTTTTATGCCTGAGGATGCTTAAATGGCCGGAATTCTTAACGCTGGTAAGGTAATTTATGAAGTAGATATGGACACGGCTGGCATCCTTCGAGGCAGGCGAGAAATTGAAGCAGCACTGGCTGGTCTTGGCGGCAACCTTGGCAGGATTGAATCCAGCATAAATCGCACTGAGCGCTCAATCGCGTCTATGGAGCGTACGCTGTCGAGCCTTGGGAGTATCGCCAAAGGTGTGATCGCGGCTCTGTCAATCCAGCAGGTCGCGAATTACGCCGATGCCTGGACAGAGCTGAATAACAAGGTATCAAACAGCATCCGCACCGGCGAGACGCAGGCTGAGGTAATGCAGCGCATCTTTGATATTTCTCAGGCGACGCAATCATCCCTTAACGGCACCGCCACTCTGTATGCTCGCCTTGAGCGAGGCACACGTATCTACAATACCAGCGCCGCCGATCTTGTCCGGCTGACCACAATCATCAACCAGGGCTTCGCGGTATCTGGCGCCACTGCGCAGGAAGCAGAAAATGCCATCATCCAGTTATCTCAGGGTCTGGCCGCCGGAGCGCTGCGTGGCGAGGAATACAACTCAGTCGCAGAGCAGGGTAGCCGACTTACAAACGCACTGGCTGACTCCCTCGGCGTCTCAATTGGTCAACTTCGCGCAATGGCTGCGGAAGGAAAACTGACTACCGATGTGGTTGTAAAAGGCCTGCTTTCGCAAGGCGAAGCCATTGGCAGCGAGTTCGCCAAAACAACAGTTTCTATTTCGAAAGGCCTGCAGGTTGCGGGCAATAATGTCACTAAATTCTTTGGTGAAAATGCGACCGTCAAATCCTTTGCCGCCGGATTCCGTGATTCTGTAATCAGCCTGAGTGAAAATCTGGAAAGCCTTGGTACCGCATTGATTGGCGCTGCTGCAATCATGGGTGGGCGTTTTGCTGGAGCTCTTGCTATGGCAACTGTTGCTCAGGCTCAACGCGTACAGGGCACGCTGACGGCGATCTCCGCGACGCGACAAGCCGCCATTCAGGAAGCAGAGGCTGCAGCAGTAACGGTGAGAAAAACGCAGGCAGACAAAGGCGCAGCAATGTCGGCGTTAAACCTCGCGCTCGCTGAGTTTCAGGTAGCAAAAAATACAGCGGCAGAAGCCTTCGCAATGGAAAACGTTGTGCGCCTGCGTAGTGCATACATTGCGACCGCCGCTGAAGCTGCCGTTGCAGAGAATGCGCTGGCCGGCGCTCAGGCGCGAGTCGCTGCCACGGGTTTCACCATGGCTAACACCATGAAGGTGATCAGTACCGTAACCGGGCCTCTTGGCGGCCCTCTCGGTGTCATAGCGATCGTAGCTGCTGGCTGGTATCTGTATGCGCAGCGTCAGGCTGAAGCGCGCAAAGAGGCGATCGCTTTTGCTGACACCATCCCAGACGTGATTAAGCGCCTCAATGACATGAACCTCGCGCAATCGCAGGGCGTGCGCGCTGATACGGTCGATTCAATCAAGGCGCAGAAGGATTCAATTTCTGATCTTAAGGACACCATTTCCGGGCTTGAGGCTGAATATGATAAATATTCCACGCTGGCAAGACAGTATGGCGTAAGTGAGGATGAAAATAACGGTTACGTAATAAAGGCCCGTGAAGCCGCCAATAATCTCGCCAAGGCGCGACGAGATCTTGATGGGCAAAACGCGAAGTTAAAGCAAACCGAAGATGCATTGCACCTGATTAATATTCGTGTGAATCAGGGCATCGTCGATCAAATGAAGGCGGCCAGAGATAACGCAATAGCTCTCGCTGAGGCAGAAAAGAACGCGACCTTCCTCGGTGGCGCGCACGCAATTCTCGCTCAAAAGCTTGGAGCTTCAACTCAGGCTTTGCAGTCCTTTAATTCAGAGTCACTAAAAATAAACTGGGGCGGCAAGGAGGGTGAAAAGTTAATAAAACAAGCAAAACGCCGCCTGGAATTATCAAAGCTCGAAGGTGAAGCAAGAGCGCGATTGCAGGCGACTTATGATGCTGAGGATGCAGGAACTAAAGACCCGTTAGCAGTTAAGCAACTTCAGGATGTGTATGCTGAAACAGAGAGAGCGACTCAGGCAAGAAAAGACCAAAAGAAAGAAGATAAAGCCGCCGCTTCAGAAGCCAAGAAGCTTGAAAACCAGCAGGAATCAATAGCGCAGAAGCTGAACAATCTTAAGCAGCAATCTGAACTTGCTGCTGACTCTACCAGGGAATTAAGCCGCGAGCAGGCTATCCTCACTGCCCAGCAGTCTCTCGGAAAAGGCGCTACTCAGGAACAAATCGCGCTGGCTGGAAAATACGCTTCAGCCAAGTGGGATGCTGCCAACGCTATCAAGGCACAGGCGGCAGCTGAGAAGCTTTTGCCAGAGGCGCGCGAGAACGCAAGCTTCAAGCAGGACGTTCAGGATCTGAATACCGCTTTATCTGCGAAGAAAATTAGCCAGGAGCAGTACAACCAGACCATTGAGCGTCTGGAGGAACAGCATCAAGCCAACCTCGCGAAAATACGATCAGATCAGGTGGTCAGTCCTCAGCAAGAAGCTGCTGGCGGCGTTGACCCAGTGCAGCAACTGGCGAATGAGAATGCGCGTAAGCTTGCGCTCATTCAGCAGTATGAGCAGCAGGGAATCATCACTCACCAGAATGCTCTCGCTCTTCGTGCTTCAGCAGACAAGGAATATGAACAGGCCCGCGTCGCCGCTCAGTGGGAAATCTGGCGTAACCAGAGTGCCGGCAATGAGGCGCTAGCGGCATCCTTTGACGCCCTGGCGGGTAACGCATCCAACGCACTCACGGGAATTATCACCGGCAGCATGTCGGCCGAGGATGCAATGCGCTCAATCGGCAACACGGTGTTGAACTCCTTGATCAACTCTTTCGTTCAGATGGGCGTTGAGTGGGTGAAGTCGGCGATCATGGGGCAGGCAGCGCAGACTGCAGCTATCGGCACCGTTACGGCGGTTCAGACGGCAGCTGTTGCCACTCAAACAGCAACAAGCACTGCGGCGGCGGCCACAACCGCAGCAGCATGGACTCCGGCGGCGATTCTTTCTTCAATCGCCTCTATGGGTACAGCTGCGGCTATTGGTATAGGCGCGGTTGCTGGCATCGTTGGTATGAGCCTGCTGGGTAAAAGGAAAAACGGCGGCCCGGTAACTGCTGGCGGGCTGTATCAGGTAGGCGAGGGGGGGATGCCTGAAATCTACCAGGCCAGCACCGGCAAGGAGTACATGATACCGGGCGACAATGGCAAGGTGATCAGCAACAAGGATATGACTGCTGGCGGCGGTGGGGTGGTGATCAACATCCAGAACTACTCATCCTCGTCTGTTGATGCTCAGACTGGTACCGATGCCAGTGGTGGACTCACCGTTGATGTCATTGTGGCAGACCTGAACAATGGCGGCCCGATCAGCAGCGGCATAACCAGTAACTTCAACGTCAAACGCACGCCAAGGGGACAGGGCTAATGCCGATTATTGACTATCCCGGCTGGCTTCCTCTTGCACAGAAAGCCAGCAAAAATATGACGATCGATACCGGTTTCCAGACCGATCAGCCAGCGGTCGGCCCGGTAATCTTTCAGGACATGACGGACGATCTGAAGGTCACCTGGTCACTGACATGGATTTTCACACTGGCGCAGGAGCGCGCCTTCCAGCAGTGGTTGCGTAGCCCAAACTATCTGAATCGTGGGCTGAATTGGTTCAGGATGCCGGTAAACATCGGAGGTCCCGGATTGCAGGTTCAGGAGCTGCATTTCACGCAGATGCCTGTGCAGGCCAATATTCAGGGTGGAATTGTCACATGGACCGGTACAGTCATCGCCAATCAACTGAACAATCTGGATGACGACTACGATGACATTATCGTTGAGCTTCCTCCACCATGGGCAAGCTGGCTGGATATCGTTGCCACAGGCTATCCAGATGAACGCGACCCTGAGTCTTTACCGAGAGTGCCCTGATGCCTTCATTTCGTGATTACAAGCAAAAGAGGCCAACGCGCGCGTTATACGACACGTTGACCTTTTATCACCCATCATTCGGATATGTGCACCTGATAGACAAGCAGTTCTACCCTAAGACGCTCGGCGGCCAGACTTTCACGCCAGCCAGATTCGAAGTTGAGGAGAGCCAGCAAAGCGGAACCCCGGTGATAGACGCCACCGTCAAGCTCGGCAGGCTGTCATCTGACATCAAGGCGCTAATGAAGAGGTGGAAAGGGGCTTCCAGGCTGACGGCCATTACAGCCACCCGGCAGATCTTCGATAGTGGCGATGTGTCGGTACCGATTAAATCCTGGCAACTTTACGTTAAAACAGTCGATATCGACGCCGATGCGGCATCCGTAACCCTGTCAGTGACCAACCCGCTGAACAACAACATAGGCCGACTTTATGACCCTAAAGAATACACCGGCCTTCAGTACCTCTGATTTCATATTGCGCATGATAGGAGTTCCCTGGTCGAACCGCGCATGCTCATTCGGTAAAGTCGACTGCTGGGGATTGGTGGTGCTCTATTACCGCCACGTCCTCGGCACTGAGTTGCACCAGACGCCGGACTACGAAGCCGGTGAGGACTTCTTCACCTGCTATCAGGGTGATGTGGTTTTCTGGAACCAGGTGGACAAACCGGTGGAAGGCGGGATATTCGTCGGGTACCGCGGGGCGCAACCGGCGCACGTTGGTCTGGTGCTGAACCGCCAGGCGTTGCACTCGCGCGGCGAGAATGGAAGCGTGCGCATGGACTCATTGCTGGTCATTCAGCGGGCATTCACCAAAGTGGAGTTTTTCGTATATGGCTCTGGTTGAGATATCGAAGTTTCCAGGGACGCCTAAGTTGCGTTGCAGGGTGCCAAACGGCACCCTTTTTTATGACTGGCTGGCGGCCAATGACGGCTCGTTTCATCGCGATCTTCTGATCGTTCGCAACGGTGTTAAGTTGGGCGATGATGATGAGCTGGCATTTGAGGTCAGCGAGTTGGATGTCATACAGATATTTGACCAGCCAAAGGGCATTGTCGGCGACATCCTCAGCCCTATCTTCAAGGTAGTGACTCAGGTCTTTTCGTTTCTGGCACCAAAGCCAGCAATAGCGAACAACGGCGGAAACTCCGTCGACTCGCCAAATAACAGCCTTACCGGCCAGACAAACACCGCGCGCGTCTATAAGGCCAAGCCTGACATTTACGGCCAAGTGCGTTCCTTTCCTGACCTTATTCAGGAATCACTTTTTGAGTATGTTCGCCAGAATGTGAATGACGGCGGGCTGAAGTATGTGACCGAGTGGATGTGTGTAGGTATAGGTAGCTATGACTATGAATCTGTGCGCTACTCCGAGTCGAGCCTTGGCTCGCTTGCGGGCGCTGAATTCCAGTTCTATCAGCCTGGCGAAATTATCCCGCAGATAGTTGAAGGTTATGGCTTTGATGATGTTGACGGTCAGGAAATCCCCGGCCCTAACGAAAGCTCCAGCTTTCCGGTAGAAACGGCAACCGCGAATACCGTGGTAAGCGGCTCATATGCTGGCGGTCAGATCGCAATGAAAATCGTGAAGCAGGCGGAGTTTGATTACTTCATGGGCCTTAATCTTCCGCATTCTGTCACTTTTACTATCAACGTAACTTATAACACCACGTCCGGCACTGTAACCCAAGACGTCGATTTTTCAGGGACGCTGATTTCTGCAGCGCAGACAGATGATGGAGCCGTGATTGACCCGGTTAAATGGTACACATTTACCATGACCGATCTAGTAGGGCCATCGGATGTGCCAGCGGGCGCAACCATCAACACAACGAAGTTTATCCTGCGTGACAATGAGGCGCTGATTGTTGGGCCATTCTTCTCGCCTGTCGAATCGACGCAGTTGTGGGTACACACGCAATCCTCGCTTGGTGGTCGTAACGACACAGAGTGGAAGGTAACGATCTGGAAAATTGATGAACAGTTCAACCAAATTCCCGGCACTCAGGAGAATTTCACTTATCACCAAAGCACGCCGCATAAATCGGCCAGTGAGGTTTTCTACCGCACCGATAAACTGACGCCGTTGGCGGGCTTTGGTAAATACGCCATCAGGTTCCAGCGCACGAATAACAGCGCTGACGCCTCGATCCTCAAGGTGGAAGAAATCCATGCGGTGAATATCCGGTCGAACGTCGTTCACCCGACAGACACGCTTGTGCGAGTCAGAGTGAGGGCGACAGAGAATGCGCTGGGCAGCCGGGACAGGAAATATAACGCGCTGGTGACCAGGCGGACGATTACCTACAGCCTGGATAGACAGAGTGTTGATTATACGCTGCGGCCGTCTCGTTCATTTGCTGATGCAGTCGCGCACACTTGGTTAATTATGGGTGAGCAGCCTGTCAGCAGCATTGACCTTTACGGTTTGTACTCGATCGCCGAAAGCCTGCCTGATGAACGTCTGGGTTACTTCGACTACACGTTCGATGATGAGAATGATTCGTTGGGCGACCGCGTACAGGCCATCTGTAATGCAGCGTCGGTTGTGCCGTACTGGGATGACGGCGTGCTGACCTTCACGCGCGACCAGAAAGTTAACTATCCGGCGGCAGTATTCAACCGGGCCAATATGAAGACGGACGAGTACAAAATGACGTACGAAGCCACTCTTCCAGGCGGATATGACGGGGTGCAGGTGTCGTATGTTCACCCGAAAACTAACAACAAGACCTACATCAACTATCGCGTGTTAAACGGCGCTATCCTAGAGCAGGAAGCTGAGAATCCGAACAAAATGGAGATCGTCGGATTTCGTAATGAATATCAGGCCAGAGAGCGCGCCCTACGCGAGACCAAGCGTCTGATTTACTCGCGTGTTCGCATGAATGCCCGGGTGTTCGAGGACGGCATTATACAGGTGGGCAGTGTCATTCAGATGCCGGACATCTACGACAGCAACCAGCATCAGGGTTACATAACAGGGCGCGCCGGAAATAATTTTGATACCAGCGAGTCAATCACTTTTACCGGCACGATGTATGTGATGGTTACTGACAGCCTGGGAAATCCTACGCAGCGTTATCCTGCGACTGCGCGCAGTGACACGAAATACGGATTTACGGCCGCAATACCAAATATTGAACTCAATATCTGGAATGGCGACACGGTGCAGCTGCCATCGCGCTATTTGATCGCAACCGTCGAAGAGCTGGACAGCCAGTTATGGAAGGTGGGGATTATAAAGCCTAATTCCGACAACACGGTTTCTCTGTCTGTCGCAGAGTATAGCGACGCTATCTACTCATAAGAGCTGCCCAATTCAACTACACCCGGCCGGTGCGCCGGGTTTTATATGGAAAAAATATGGCTACCACACCGACTAATATGCCCGTCCCGAGCGAGTCCCCGCGTGATCTGAAATTCAATGCGGGTAAGATCGATGAGTTCGTTACTTCTCTGGTTCACCAGTATATCGACCGTTTCGGTAATGCTCACTACACCACTGAGGGGCTTCGCTGGCTCGCTCAGCAGGCAATCGCGCAGTATGGATGGATTCCGGCTGGTACATTCCAGGCCGGAGCGACGCTGACACTGCCAAACCAGATTCTGAAGGACGAAACAGATGGTGAGTACTATCGGTGGGACGGCGTGCTACCTAAAACAGTAGCTGCTGGCTCAACGCCTGGCTCAACTGGCGGTGTTGGTGTTGATGCATGGATATCCGTAGGTGATTCAACTTTGAGGGCGATGCTTGCATCAGATGCAGGCGCATCCATGGTTGGTGCTAGTTCAGGGCTCACAGTCCAGGAAGAGATCGAGAGATTAGATGGCAAAATATATTCACCGGAGGATTTTGGTTGCGATATTGCAGCTGCAGATAACTCCGCGTCTGTCATTTCTGCTCTGACGTCTGGTAAAAATGTTCACTGGAACCCGGCGAAAACTTATAAGGTGACCGGCATTATTACAGCCAGCCAGAATGTGTGGAATCTCCACACGGGTGTAATGAGCCTTAACACTTCGCGTTATTCACTGGGCATTGTGAAAGTGTCTTTTTCCGATAAAGTTCAGGACGATGCAAAACTGCGGATCATGTATGTTGAATCGGCTTACGACCTCTGTGAACTGGCATTCATAAAATCTCTCGGCATCAATACCATCAAGCACTATGGTAACTTCAGCCACCCTAACACGGTTGAAAATGATGGTGACGGCACCGTACAGAAGGTGCTTGATAATGCACGGGCAATTGGCTTACGCGTTATAGTCAGTACTGAAGTCGGTGCTCCGGGAATGACAACCGAACAGTTCCTGAGTGCTTACCGATATCACCCTGCGCTCCTTGGCTGGGCAACTTATGACGAGGCAATGAGCCGTAACATAAGTTACGCCCAACAAAAAACGCGGTATGACCTGATCAGGCAGTACTCGAATAAGCCTGTTGTGATAGTTGATGCATGGTATGGTGCCGATGTTATATCGGATTTACTGCTGGATTATTATGACATTGTTTTAGCTGACCCCTATGCGGAACGACAAAGCTCTGGAACCATTTCAGAAAGGGTCGCCAATGACTTGAACCGTATGCGCCGTAGCTTTGCGGGTATGCAGGCCCACAGCCGAAACAAAAAGGTAATTCCTGTTTTAGGTACCTTTACCTCTTCTTCGGGCGCAGGGACGGATGATGTTACACAAATCCTACGGGGGGCTGAGGTTTTCCGTAACGCCGGAAATGGTGAGTTTGCTGTCTTTGTCTGGGATGGGGCTGGTGATCCAACGATAACCGGAGGTATTCGCTCCAACGAAACATTCCGATCTTTTGTTGCGGCGACCTCTGAGAAGAAGTACCCGGTACCATACATAACAGAATCTATCCTGGTAGGCGGAAACTCAGTTACTGGGCACAAGCCGCTTAATAATATTATCGACAGGATGGTGAGGGGAGACTCTTCGAGTTCTGATGCATTTCAAGGTCAGAAAGCGTATCCAGTGCAGGTAATTAGCGGATCTTCGAACACAGATAGGGTTACAGCTACTGCCGGCTGGAATAAGTCAGGCATAGGCTTTAAAGGCACCCTAGCGATGATCGTCACAAATATACCTTTCAGAAATAATTTGCTGATATTTGGTGAGTACAGCGCTATTACTCCAGACATTGCTAACGTGAATGGGAACTTTACAATCTTCGGCTCTTACGATGGTGGGT